CGCTCTCGCGCACCGTGGTGCCGTCCGGCAGCAGGTGCAGCATGTCCTCGCGCTCGCTCTTGCGGAAATACTCGGCGACGCGGACGTGGTCCTCGTCGAGCCAGCCGCCGGCGATCACTGGGCCGGCGAATGAGGCCTGCGGCACGCGGTCCCGATATTCCGGATACTTCGCCTCGAAGTCGTCACGTGGCACGTCATCGACCACGAACGCGAAGCGCATGTCGGAGCCATCTACCTCCTGGATGTCGGGGTCAGCCCACACCGATAGCGCATCGCGCACGCGCTGGATGCGGCAGCCGAGATCGAAGCCGCCGGGGTCTTCAGGCTCGGTGTTGACGCGCCACCAGCCGATGCCGCCCTGGACCTGGTGCTCGGTCGCGGTGTCGTAGGCGACCGAGGCGCTGGATATGTATTCGATGTGGCGCATGACGCCTTCGTAGACGTCGGCGGAGGCTTTGGTGGCTTCGTCGGAGACCGGGGTGATGCGTATCTGCGGCTTGTTCTGCTTGGCGTCGTTGACGACCTGGAGACAGTGCTGACGTGTCTTGTTGACGGTGAGGCTGGGGCGCTGCGCCGCATCCCGATCGTTGAACATCTCGTCGGGCCACTGCCAGTGGTTATCGCTGTCGCCATTGGCGAAGCGGACATCATCGACGAACTGGGTGCGGAAGGTGCCTTCCCAGTCGTTGATGCGCTTGAAGCGATGGCGTGCCTCGAACAGGATGTCTTCGTCGGTATCGCCGGACGGTCCGGTGCCAGCGCCGACCTCGTTGGCGGAAAGCGTGTCACGCTCGCCGAAGCGGGGCCGTGCCTCGGTGACGTTGCGTGTATCGCGCAGGACGGCGGTGTCGCTCATGGCGCCCGCTCGGTGTCCTCCCACGTCCTTGCGTTGGCCCGGCTCTCACCATGCCCCTGGTGCACCGGGTTGGCGCGGCTTTCGCCCTGCTGTTCGGGTCGCTGTTGCGGTCGCTCGACGATCGGCGCGGCCACTACGTCAGGCACGTAGGTCATGGCGACGTGCCATACATAGTCGCCAATGTTCTGCGCCTGGGCACCGGTCACCAGCCGGTTGCGATAGATCCAGCCATCGTCGAGCCGCGTGCGCTCCATGATGTCGAACGGTTGCCGATACACGTCTTCCCACGTTGTTCCGCTCATTGGTGCCTCCTCATCCCCGCAGCCATCCGACGCTGCCGCGGTCGCGGATCGAGCGCAGCCGCGGCGGTCCCTCGTAGGCCTGATAGCTCGCGCGCTTGCCTTCCTGCATCGCCACCGCGACCATGCGTAACGCGTCCGAACTGTGCGAGGCCCATGAGTGCACCGGCTCGCGGCTCACCGGGGTCCCCGCCATGTCGGCCTTGTAGGCGTAGTTGCGCAGCGCCAGCAGGCCGCGCTCGCAGCGCGTCTCATCGAACCACATGTTGGCGAACATCACGCGCGTCGCGTTGATGCCGTCATCGATGTCGAGCTTCGGCACGATGCGCACCCGCCATCCGGCTGCCCGCGCCATCTCCTCGACGCTGCGCCCGGTACCGAGTTGGTGCGCCTGCGCGTCGTGCGGCAGCCACATCGTACGGTAGGTGTAGCCGCGTGCCTGCAGCAGCTGCATGTAGTGCGGGAAGGCGTGGCCGTTCTCCTCGTGGTGGTCGATCAGGTGCACCTCGCCCTGGACGTGCTGGACAAACCAGATCGCGGTGTGATCGGCGAAGCCGAGGTCGAAGTAGACGTCGACCGGCAGCGAGGGATCGTGGACGACGCGGGTAATGCGACCATCGGCGCGCGCCTCATCGAGCTCGCGACCGTAGACCGCACCGGCGACAGCGACCTCAAACGAACACTCGAGCTCCTGGGCGTATTGTGATGGCGTGAGGGTGCGCCGCACGTCGTTCAGTTCCTCGTCCGGCAGCAGCCCGGTCTCGCTGGCGCGCAGCAGCAGGCTGAACCAGGCATCATTACCCCGCGCTTCCTGGTAGATGTCGTGGAAGTGGTTGCGGCCCTTCGGTGTGCCGATGAACACCGCCCAGCCACGGCGGTCCGACAGCGTCGGGCGTAGCACCTCGGGCCACGCGCGCGGGTCGAAGTCGCCATACTCGTCCAGCACCATGCCGTCGTTGTAGCCGCCGCGCAGGCGATCGTAGTTGTCGCTCCCGTAGAGGCGCACGCGAGCGCCGTTGTGGGGGAAATAGACCGCGAGTTCGCTCTCGCGCTGCTCGACGCGCGGAACGTTCCCCGTGAAACGTTTGAGGTAGGCCCAGACGGTGTCCTTCGCCTGGGCATAGGTGGGGGCGATGTAGCTATAATGCGCGTCGGCGCCCTTTGCGTGACGCAGCGCCTTGTGCACCAGGTCCATGACGGATGCCACGGTCTTGCCGGCGCGGCGGTGGGTGACGATGCAGGCCCAGCGCTGGGTGCGTTTGTGGAACGGCACGAATTGGGCGCGTGGGGTGTAGCCAAGGTCCAGCGCCATGTTGCGCCTGGTGGGAGTGGCAACGGTGTCGCTCATGGCATGCGGCACTGACATGGCGGCAGCGTCGGCTCCTCGGGATGCGTCGGCGGCTCCGGTTCCGGCTCCGGCGGCGTGCTGGCCGTGGTGTTCCAGTCGCGGAACACCGCTTGCAGGTGTGGCACCGTCGAGATCGCCCCAGTCGAGTTCGGTTGCTGCACGTAGCTGTACGCCATGAACATCGGTGGCGTCGGCAGCAGCGTCTTCCAGCGACTAAGAATATCCTGCTCCTGTAAGGCAGAGGGGATGAAGAACTGGTTGGACCAGCCGCCGAACGCCTGATAGGTCGGCGCCATCTTCTCGCGCGGGATCTTGGCATCGATCGCCGCCACCACGTAGCGGTTGATCATGTCGAGGTCACACTGCGGCGCGGTCGCGGTGCGGCACGGATAACCGCCGATGCCGTAGACATCGAGCATCCCCGGCAACCCGAAGTCCATGTAATCGGGTTTTGCTGTCGTGCCGATATTGCCGATCTTCACGTAGCTGACGACACCGGGGAAATTGGCGTGGATGTAATCGGTCTCGGCCTTGAGGTTGGCCATAGGACACGGCGGCGTGGAGCCGACCTGCTTCGCATAGGGCTCGTCCATCAGGTAAAAGCCCCAGAGCTTTGGATTGCCGCGATACGGCTCGACGAACGCGCGGAACTGCGCGGAATTGCCGGTGCAGCCGCCGGCCGACGAGCCGATATAGATCAGTCCCTTTACGCCCTCCGGCAGCCGGTTGAGGTTGGAGAGCGAACTGACGTCGGCGAGATTGAAGCCCAGCGAGCCGGTCTGGAACTCGCCATTGACCATATTGCCGCCGGCGGCCAGCCGCCAGGTTGTCGGATCAGCGGCGAGCGCCGGCAATGCCAGAGCGGTGAGGCACGCAGCGATAAGACTGAGTCGCATACGCATTCTCCCAATTAGCGTGTTGCCGTTCATCACCAGATCCTCCCGCCGCCGAACAGCAGCACGATGACCAGGATGAGCAGGATCAGGCCGATGCCGCCGAAGCCGCCCTGCCCGTAATAGCCGCCGCGGTAGCCGTAGTATCCGCCGCCGAGGCCGCCGAACAGCAGCACGACAACGATGATGATCAAAAGCAGGCTCATGGCGAGAAGCTATCCAATGTCTCGGTGTTCAATTTGCCGGTCACCGCGAGGTTATGCTCCGTCTGATACTTCCTCACCGCATCCGCAATTCCCGGCCCCCAAACCCCATCGATTGGGCCATGATAGAATCCATCGCGCGTCAGCTTTCCCTGGACCGATTTGATCTGATCGCGCGTCGCCGAGCTGTCGCGGCTTGCCGCCTGCGCCTCGACATGCGCCGCAGTCTGGGCAGCGGTCTGCGGCGGCGGGGCGGGCACTTGCGCTGCGGGCTGCGAAGGCTGGCTACAGGCCGCGAGGGCGAGAACGCCAAGGAGTGCCACTCTAAACATCTCTCCCTACCTCCTGCCGCGCCTGGTGATCAGCCAGAAGATGAAGCCAATATCCATCAACCGCGCTCCATCCGTTCAATCACGTCAGGCCGCTTCAGCCACTCAGCAAATTGCCGCTCGGACAAGATCAGCCGCGCCTCCCGCACAATCTCCTCCCATGGCGTCTCGTCCCACCAACTATGAA